GAAGTTTGGTGCAGTCCAGAACACCAGTCTTTGAGACAGATGCACGGGCATAGGAATCTGCTGCCTTGCGGCATTCAAATTCTTTTACCAGATAATTTACTTCCTTTTGTGCCGAACGCTTGAAATTCACATAATCAGTATCGACATTTGCGAAAATGTCGGCATTGTCCTGCACATAAATTTGATTTTGCCAAGTTTCCTTACAGGTTTCGTGAATAATTTGATTCGAAATAATCACGGAATCCATATTCAGTTTGGGAAGTTCAAGATAATTAGTTTCTTGAATGTTGTTATTCACCAGTTCCTTCAGGCTTTCCTCAAGAGAACTCATAGTCTTCACATCCGGATCGGCGTGTTCTCCACCAGTCTGTTGAATATTTTGGTTGTCAAACTTTTCACCTTGAGTTTGTTGTTCGGACCCAGAAGTTTGTTGCTTATCCTCACCACCTTCACCATCCTCTTCGGGAAAAAGTTCTTGCTGTTCTTCGGTTTTATCTCCAGCACCAGATCCAGGAGACTGTTCGTGATTATCAATACTGGGAAGTTGAATGGTTTCTTCCTGCTTTTGAGTGCAGTATTCATAAAGAACCTTGGCAGCATCCAGAGTTTCAGTAAAAGTCTCTGCCTTACCAATCATATCTACGATTTCCTGTTCCCTCTTAGTGAATTCAAGAGTCAAGAAATTACCAATCTTAAAGTAAAGATTTACACGGTCGGCAAGATTATAGGTTGAAAGGTCATCATCACCAACCTGAAAGAAATCATCTTCCTGAAGTTCCCGATAGGCACCATAGAAGGTCTTTGCCAGACCCGCATAACGACGCTTCATCAGTTTCTCCACACGGGCATCCTCACACACATTCACAAACTGTGGAGGAACCTGAACCTGCTCCGTCCAGTCTTCATCGGGAGTGTAGAGGGCGTGAGAGACTTCGTGAGCAACCAACATATCATAAACTCCACTGCTTGCCTTCTGCCACATAGGAAGCGTCAGGACCCGTGTATGAACGTTAAAGCAGGCAGTCTCAACTTTCTTGTGTTCCACAATCAGGTCTTCCGTTGCCAGAAGACGGGCGAGCATACCTTTTACTTCAAAATTTACGGTCATCGGAGTTCGTTTGTCTTATGAACGTATTATACAAAAAAAGAGGGTGGTGAAACCCTCTTGTGTGCCAGTTTTGGAAGTGGTTCTTAACGTCCCTGCTTTTTCATAAAGGCGGCAAAAGCGGGTGAATTGATTCCTGTATGTGGATCTTCCATTGCTTTTTGCTTTTTACTCTTTGCTTTTCTTTGTCTCTCCTCATAATCTTCAGGATTATTGCGAGCCTCTTGTGCTTCAACAATACTCTGTCTCCACTCTTCGCTCATATTTGCCATAATCTTAAGTGCCGCTTCATTTGTATCGGCAAAACCTTCGGCAACTAGGTATTCTAGGATGGTGTCAAAGAGGTCGGTCTCTTCTTTACGATATCCACCACTTGTCGCTGTTGGAGTTCCTCTTCCACTACCAACAGGAGCAATAACATTAGAAACTGCTTTCCCAACAGGATTCGTTTTCATAAAATTAGCACCTTTATCAAGAGCACCTTTTACGGCACCTTGAATATTTTCATCAAGTTGCTCTACTTCTTCTTGAACCTGATGAACCTGCTGATAAGCCTCATAGAGATCTCTAACTTCTTGTTCTCTCATTTTTCCAAAACTTTTTAATTATTTATAAAAAAGAAGCGTCCCCGTGAAGGAGACGCTTCTTGAGTGCCTGCCGACGTGCCTTTGCCTGTCGGAGTGCCTGTGGTTTGAGTTTTCGTTTCTGCTCCTTTTTGGAGTGGTGATGCCTGTTAGGTACTTGCATTTTCCTTTTGCTTATGATTCTACTTTATACGAGAATCCTGCCTTCTTGTCAAAGCGTATGACACTTTCAAATCTGTCCTCAAGTCCGGTCTTATGAGAAATCACAAAGATATTAGCATCCTTAATGACATAACGAATAATCTTAAGAAACTCTTCGGTTCCAAATCCATCAAGAGAACTATCAAATACCTCATCCATAATCAGCAAGTTGGTATTCACCGAGTTCTTAAGTCTTGCAACTTCTCTCCAAGTAAAGAGAAGAGACAAATCAACTCTCATCTTCTCACCTTCACTAAAAGAACTATAAGAAAAGTTCTCGTGAATTGGAGACTTGATACTTTCATTAAACTCTTCATCAAGATGGAAATTAATATAAAAATCCATCATCTGTAAATAACGATTCACCTGCTGATTGATGAAAGGAAGATACTTTTTGATAATCTTCGTTTTTACGCCATCATCCTTGAGTAGGGAATAGGCAAAATCATAATGAACGATTTCTTCTTTTTTATCTGAAAGGTCGTCAAATGTTTTTTGGAGATTCTCTCTAAATTCTTCTAGCTTCTCATGTTCAGTATTTCGGTTTTTAAGTTGTTCGGTAATAGTTTGAACTTCAGATTCAAGGTCTCGTATTTGTCTCTGACTGAGTGAAATCCGAGTATTGTTTTGAGAAATCTCATGGTTGAGTTTCGTAATCTCCTTCGATAGTGCTAGAAATTGACGCTCTCGTTCTTCTTCGAACTTCATAGTCTCCTCAAGTTCCTGAAAACCTTTCTGGAGTTCCTTTGCTTTATTTTGAGCGTCCGTAACTCTATTTAACCGAAACTCCTCCTCAATAGTTTGAGTGCAAGTAGGGCATACCGTATTTTCAGTAAAGAACTTGTGCTCTTTAGTAATCGTAGATACTTTCTGAGAGATCTTACCCTTAAGATTGTTAAGTTTCCCTAACTTTTCAGCGGCACCAGTAACATCTTCCTGCTCCTTAATATATTTAAAAATGTCTTCCTCAGTCTTGGCATTCTCGTTCATGTAAATGCCAACTTCGCCCATCAAATTGGCAATCTTTTCTTGGTTGGCATTAATATTGGCATTTCCACGATTCTCAAGTTCCTCAATAAAACTCTTTTGCATTTCAACCTTATCCTTAAGGTTTTGCTTCTTCAATTCAAGAGATTTTATTTCGTCCTTTTGAACACGAATCTTTTCCTTGATAAGAGCATTCATTGCGGAGAATATCCGAATGTCCAATAAGTCTTCAATCACCTCACGACGGTTGGCAGTCGTAAGTTGCATAAACGGCACAAAGGTACTAGAACCCAAAATCACAATTTGAGTAAAAGACTTATAATTTACTTTTAGAATATTTTCTTCTAGAATCTTCTGATTCAATCGGTCATCAGATTCTTTATGAAGTTGCTTACCATTTACTTCAATATCAAAAACATTTGGTTTGATTCCACGACGAACCAAATAATCCCGTCCATTAACAGAAAACTCAATCTCAACCAGACAATCCTTTTCGTTGGTCGTATTGACCAATTGCGGTTTATTGATTTTACGAAACGGTTTATTAAAGAGAACAAAAGTCAGGGCATCAAGAACAGTAGATTTACCTGCGCCATTTGTTCCAATAATTAGGTTTGTATGATTTTTTTGGAAATCAACTTCAGTCCAGTTATTACCGGTAGAAAGAAAGTTCTTCCATTTAATTGTCTTAAATACTATCATTTTTGGGAGGAATCACAATATCGTCAGGAGTAATTACGGCATATTTGTAATTATAGTTCTTACAGGTCTTTATGGCAAGTTCATCATCAACTTCCACAACTTCCATTTCTTTTTCATAGTCCTCATCATCCTCAAGCATCATAGCATAACGAGTTGCATCATCTTCATCTTCAAATAAAAATAAAACTTTTTCCCCATATCTGTCTTGGACAGCATATGCCCCGTCATCTTTTCTGTCCTTAAGTGTGAGAAGAAACATTTACTCTACTTCGCAAGCTTGTTTATAAAGGTCTTGAAATATACTCTTAATAACATTTTTATCATAATCAAATTCTGCCTCATCAATGTAGCGATTCAGAATTGAAATAGTATTTTCCTCTTCATCAACTGCAAAGTTTTCATTTTCCTGAATCTCAAAGTTTTCAACAATCTTCAGGTCCTGAATACCAACTTTATAGAGTTTGTCGATAAACTTCTCAAAATCTTTTTGTTTGGACTTTTTACGGACAATCACCTTGATAATTTTATTAGAATACTCAGAGGCATCAAACAATTGATGTGGGGTATCATCATAATAAATGTTATAGAACAATTTATAAGGATTGTTGATTGGAGTGTGTTCTAGAGTTTCAGTATCAAAGATATGAAATCCCCGAGTATCATTTACATCCGTCCAATACATTTCATAAGGATTACCGAGATAGAACACAGTTCCATTATCAGAACGAGTGTGGTAATGACCAGAAAATACCTTTGTGAAGTTTGAAAAAAGATTCGCTTCCAGTCCATGTTCCTCCATTATAAGATGTTTATTGACACGGAAACCCTTGAGTTCAAGATGTCCCAGTGCAACCTTTGCCTTGGATTTCTTAACAACTTTTAGAGTTTCATCATAGTTCTCACTACAAATCCAAGGAATAAAAGTCATATCAATTCCACCAACCTTAGTATTCGTTGGGGAACTATAAGTTTTAATGTTTGGATAATCTTTGAGAAGAAGAGCAGGAGAATTTACATTATTGGTATTTTTGTAGTAACAATCGTGATTACCAACAATCATATGAACATCATATTGCTTGAGGGGTTCAAATACAACTCTCTTTGCCCACTCTAAACTTTGATAATCAATTGACTTACGACTATCAAAGGCATCTCCCATATGAATGACTGTCTCTACCCCGTGCTCTTCAAGGGCAGGAAAAAATACATTCTTATAGAAGAGTTCAAAGTAATCGTGCAGATGCTTTGAACCCTTTTTGGCACCATAGTGAGTGTCGGTAAGAATTGCTACCTTCATCGGTTTCCGTTTCTATATTGGATGTTGTCCTTCATCGTATTATAGTCGGAATTACTGCCAGAAAGCAACCCGTCATCAACTGTCATAACTTCATCAAATCCAGTTCTTTCGATAATTTTGGTTTTAATATCTAACTGCTTTTTCTCTTTCTGAATTCTTCTCAAGAAAGCATAGTGAATGATTTGAGTGAAGTATGCAAAAGGATTTTGTGACTTCTCTGGATTAAAATTATGGATATACTGCACACAATTTTCTATTCCGTCAGAAATCATATCTTCACGAAACATATAATTGACAAAATTGGGTTTATATGAAAGGTGAGTAGCAATCTTTAAGAAACATTCTCCAAGATAATTACTAATACGTGGTTTTGGTAGTCCTTCTTCTTTTGCCTTGGCAACTTTCGTCCTATGAACGATAAGAGCTTCTAGTAGCTCTTTGTTATTAACATAATGTTCTGACTTTTTCTTTGGCATAGCATTGTTTTTGTTCGTATAAGTTATGTTTATTATACCACACAAAATAGGGGCTTGACAAGTATCAAAAACATAAGTAGAATAGGTTTGTTCCCGTTAAAGATAAGACTTAGCTTTCTTTAGAGTCTTTAAATAAATTTTCTAATATCTCCCTAGCTTTCTTAACTGAGGTTAAATATCCCATTTCGGATGAAACTCCAACCTGTCCGGATGGTTTATAGACATCAATTGTATCATCATCCGAAGAAACATATTTTTTATATAATTCTATAATCATTGAATCTTTAGATTCTGTCATAGTAATTACTTTATCAAGTTTAATAATATAGATATCATCGCTAGAAGTTTCTATCCAGGGTTTTATCTTTAAAAATGTTCCCGTTTGATTAGTAACCGACTTCATAATAACAGGATTTTGTAGGATGATTATTGGTTCATCATCCCCTTCATCCACACTTATAAGGGAGAATACTTCTTCTCCAGATACTAGTTTTAGAGTGCAATAAAATTCTTCTCCCATCAGTCTTTCATTGGTATGGTTACTATATCGTAATTGAAGTTTTCTTCATTATAGATTTTAATTCTTTCAATAAGGTGATTTAAAGTATAGTTTTTTCTAGACTTGTAACTAATATCATCGGCAATATCATATAAAGTTGCCTTTACTTTATTTTCTCCTTTTCGTAAGACTCTTCCGATGGATTGGAGATTTCGTATCCTTGATTTGCTAGGCGAAGCAAATATAACATTATGAAGATTTCTGATATTGACACCAGTAGAAAAAGTGCCGTAAGAAGCAACGATGATTGCATTATTTTCTCTTTCGGTAATTTCTCTAACTAATTCGCGTTCTTCGGTAGCGACTCCACCGTGAACAAAAAATACGTGCCTATTATCAGTTTTGTTATTATTTATGAGATCGTAAAGTGGTTGTCCGTGTCCTTCTACTCTGGCAAAAAGGACAAGAGTATTACCTTTTAAGTCAAGAGAAAGATTCTTTATAAAGTTATTTCTCTTCTGATGATTAATAATATACTGAACTTCATCCTCAAAAGTTTCGAACCTGTTTGGAGGATGCTTAAGTAATAAAACTTTAATATCTAATTTTGCAAGATGCCCCTTTTGCATTAGTTCATCTGTCTTGATAATCTTATATGATGGACCAAATAAACCCTCAAGAACCCACTTATGAGTTTGGGATCCATCTAGTGTTCCGGTAAATCCAAAACGGTACTTGGCATCACAAAGTTTAGTCATTATAGATATTAATGACTTGGATTTAAACTGGTGTGCCTCGTCTCCTACGACAACATTAAATCTGGAAAAGTACTGCTTGGGAAGTTTGTAGATAGACTGCCAAGTAGTAATAATGACTTGAGAATCAGTTTCTCTTTCTTTTCCCGCATAGATTTTGTGGCAGTATGAACCAACATCCCATCCATAATCTGCAAAATCTTTATACATTTGTTCTACAAGGGAAG